AGGGGACAATTTGCCTGAGTTAAACGCCAACATACCGCCAATAGAATGCTATGTACGTGGTAACTTCCTTCGTAATCAGAAGGATAGCCACGACAAGTATTTCCCCTGCGTAATATTTGGCGTTGCCTCAATCAAGAGCAGAAGCCCACTCTTTCATATAATGATGGAAGATGGCGGTCTATGGTGGCGTATGCCTATCAACGCCTTCTGCTTTGAACCTAATACCCCTGAGATAGACCTGCATGATCTAGTTCTATGGAACTCCTTTAGCAGTCATATATCTGTTACTAAGTTTGAGAACCTGACTAACTTGCGTATGTCATACATTGATAGGACTAAAACCCTTATCAAAGGAACATATCTATTTACCCTTGACTGGCATAACCCTGATACCAATGTGCTCAATGATGGCTACTCAGAGAGCCCATCAGAGCATAAGTGTGGTCACGTAATCCAGCGAGACGATGGCAACTATGCCATCCAGCCTAACAATCGGGTTCGTATCTATGAACCTTCCTTTACTTTGAAGAAGGATTTTGTCATTGACAGAATCATCAACGAAAGAATATGGGATGTTGAGAACCAAGAGAAGTGGAAGCTAGAAGACTCTGACAGGTTCAACTACAACATAGAAAAACAATGAGCCTGAACAATGATATATTCCCTATTTATAGGGATATAGATGATCAAATTGATGATTTTGAAGAATTAAACATATGCTAAAGGAGCAACATGGTAGGTCGTGATATTACCGAAGGTCGTGCCGTACGAGCCATTGCGGTTGATCTTGGTATTGTTTCATCTTCGTCAATCTGGGAAAACACAGATATTTTCTATGATACCGCTGTTGGTGGTTTACCTTTTTTCTACGCTATAAATGATAACCGTCCTTACATCAGACAAACAGCCCCGTTTCGCAAAGAACAATTTGATAACAGCAAAGAACCTGGTGAGCAATCAATCACTGGTTGGTGGTTAAGAAGTCAATCTTCTTTCCATAACGGTACAGGAATTAACTTTTATGACCCATCTGCTGGCGAGACGGCTGAATATCGCTTTACAGATAGTAGAAATGTAGACATCTGGACTAAAGGGCAAGCAACCTTGCTCAAAGAAACAGCCAATATGACTGGCGTTACTAGCGGAATCTATAAATTGATTTCTAGTATGTCTGGCTCTACAAACGTAGTCGTAGGATACATCCCGGGTTCTACTACAATAAAATCTTTTCAAGCAGACGGAACAGTAGTAACGACCTACACACCTGCTAGCCTTGGCAACATACTAAACGGAGCAGTGGTAACTGACGGCACACGTCTATTCGTTGCAGATTCTGACCATGTGTATGTCGGTCCACTTAACGCTGCATCTAGTGGTTGGACCGAATATTACGCAACTGGTAGCCGTGCTATCCTTGCTTGGGTCAAGCAACGTCTGGTTGGTGGAGTAACCAATTCCATTTATGAACTAACTGGTGCAACTGGTGGTCCAATTGCCTTGCCTACGCCCGTTTATACGCACCCTAACACTGATTGGATTTGGACATCCATCTCTGAATCAGGTAGTGCTATCTATGCTGCTGGCTATGCTGGTAACAATGGCGCTATCTATAAATTTACTTTAACCGCTGCGACTGGTTCTATGCCTGTTTTGACCTCAGGTATCATTGCAGCCAAACTACCCGATGGCGAATACCCAGTCAAGATAGAAAATTATCTGGCTTACCTGCTAATCGGAACTAACAAGGGTGTCAGAGCAGCAGTTGTATCACCTGAAGACGGTTCTATCGCCTATGGTCCACTCATCATCGAAGGTGACAATATAGGCCTAGACTTTGCATTCAGAGGGACATATGTATGGGTAACTGGAAGCATTGACGGCTATCCAGGTCTATACCGAATCGATCTAAGTGCTGAAATTGAACCTTTAAGATTTGCTTTTGCAACTGATACTTACCTTAGTTCTGCAAGTGGCTATGCCACTTCGGTAGACTTTATAGGTAATTCAAATCAAATAGCATTCACTACTTCTGGTAGCAATGGTATAGCAGTTCAGTCGACCTCAACGCTAGCAACAGATGGCTTTCTGAAGACAGGCTTTATTAGATACGGAACACTAGAACCTAAGAATTTCCGTCGTATTATTGGTCGAGGCGTATTTACTTACGGGTCTATGACCGTCTCTACAATAACAGAAGCTGGCACATCCTTTGACCACATCTCATACGACTCATCTGTTCCTTCGCAAGAAGTTTCTACGACCCAGCCAGAAGAGGCTCAAGAGTTCGTAGCGTTCAAATTTACTTTATTCAGAGACGGCACTACCTCCTCCCTTGGACCTACCTTTAAGGGGTATCAAGCCAAGGCTACGATTGCTACTCCAAGGCAACGGGTACTTAAATTTCCTGTATTCTGTTTTGACATTGAGACAGATAGATTCAATGTGGTTACAGGGTACGAGGGAAGAGCACTTGACCGACTTTACGCATTAGAAGCTGCTGAAGCTGGCGGTGACGTGATTCTCTGGCAAGATCTGACTACTACAACTAGTGAGGTTCGCCAGGTTACTATCGAACAACTGTCATTTACCCGTCTGACCCCACCAGACAAAAGATTTAATGGATTTGGTGGAGTCATCGAAATTACCTTAAGGACCGTATAATGCACTTTGCTGACTGGGCTGGCTTAGCCGTAGCCATATTTACCTTAATTGCTGGATTTGCTGGCGCTGTGCGCTGGATGGTCAAGCATTACCTTTACGAACTGCGCCCCAATGGTGGCTCAAGTCTTAAGGATAAAGTTGATTTACTAGAAGAAAAAGTACAACTACTGACTGATTTAGTCAAAGAAGCATTGAGGAAATGAGTGAGAACTGTAGCCAAAGCAGCGTCACCTGCTGCTATTGCTGTGCTCCGTCAAGCGACAGCGTTGTATCCAAAGCGCAAGAAACTGTCGGACGGGTTGTTGCCTTCGTCAGCGCATCGGAAAGCCAGCCCGAATTCGGACCACAATACTGGGCTAGCAGTAGATTTGACCCACGACCTTGATGGGGGAGTAGACTGTGCTGTTATCTTTGAGAAACTTAAAGAGGATGAACGGGTCTCTTATCTCATCTTTAATAAGAAAATCTGGTCCCGTGATAGGGCTAAGTCTGGCAATCGCCCTTACAGTGGCAGTAACCCTCACACTAAACACCTTCATATTTCTATCAATGCTGATAAGTCTAATGACACTAGCCCTTGGTTCTGGTGGATAAACCAGCCTAAAGTCTTGAATCAGATATTAGCCTCTTTGCAACCCCAACCTAAGAAAAAAGTGGTAGTATCTACCACAAGGACTGTCTGTACCTGCTGTCCTGTTCATAAAACCAAACGAAAGGCAATCTAATGGAACAATTCAAACAAGTAGCTCTGACTTGGTTTCGTGCCGCAGCATCTGCTGCAGTCGCACTTTACCTCGCTGGAGAAACTAACCTTAAGGTGCTAGGAACAGCAGCACTCGCTGGTTTCCTCGGACCTGTCCTTAAATGGCTTGACCCATCTGCCAAAGAGTTCGGCAGAGGCGCTGAATAGCCCCTTAAACGCCTTCTAAGGGCGTTTTTAGACACTTTGACCCCCTACTTGTGGTAATCCCATAGGATGGGGGTCTTTTTTGTATATACGGAGGCTGGCTTTATCTGTTATTATTGTTTCACGGGAAACCGTGGGGCAGAAACTTCAGATGACGGGGTGACGGCAAGAGCCTAACCTAGCCTCCTTTACTCACCATAATTTTATGGGGGGTAGGGGGGCATTTCTTTGATTCTGGGGTTCAGGCATTAGGAGGTTTATGCCAACATACGATTACGAATGTAGATCATGTGATACTATTCAAGAGTTAACAATTCCATTTGAGAATGTTCAGGAGATAAAATGCGTTCATTGTGGCAACGTTTTATTCAAAGTATTTTCGGCGAACCCGATTCATTTCAAGGGGAGTGGCTGGGCTGGGAAGAATGTGATTTGAGTTGCGAGGATGGATGTGAGTGTGATAGCCTTGAGGAATGAGCGAATTACCTAAACATATATCCTATTCTTCTTTCAACACTTGGTTAGAGTGTGGTTGGAAGTACAAATTAACTAAATTACATGACGTACCCGAGAAATATGCAGTCTGGTTCACGGGTGGGTCTGCTGTCCATAAAGCTACAGAACTTTATGATAAGTTAGACTTTGGTAAATCCAACAACAATGATGAACTATGGAACGATGTATGGTTCAATCAGATTAAAGAAGACGAAGAACTCCATGGTGATATGAACTCCTGGGAGTTCCGTGGTCGTGAAGATATCTCTTGGTGGTATGGCGAAGGCTTGTGGATGCTAGACCGCTGGGCAAAGTTCATGCACCCTGACCGTGGCTGGTCTGTTTACGAAGATTTTATTGAGAAACAATACGAAATTTCTATAGAGGGCACTACGGTCAAATTAGCCATTGATCGTGTGCTGACTGATTACGACGGGAAAAGGGTGCTCGTCGATATCAAAACTGGTGCGTCATCTCAGAGACATCCTCTTCAGTTAGCGGTCTACGCATGGGCTCTTGCTAAAGAGGGTATTACTGTCGACAAGGCAGGTTTCTGGGATGCACGTACTGGTAGTATCTCTATGTGGGACTTAAATCATTTACAGCCTGAACGAGTCGAGGATATCCTGCTTGGCTTTGATAAACTACGCAAGACAGAAACGTTCTTACCCAATATGAACTCCTGTGGCCGTTGCGGTGTGCTATCATACTGCAAATGGATGAATGGGACTAAATCGAAAGGATACGAATAATGGCTGGAGCACTGTTCCAAGTCAGTAGCAAATTAAACGACGGAAGAATCTTTGTAATCGGAGCGGATACGTTTTCCGATTTCAGGAGAAATCTAGTCGAAGTACTCGGTGTTGATGGAGCCGAGGGAACAATTACCACAATGGCTACCTCTATTGAGGGAGCACCTGTCACGATACAACAAGCAATTAATAACGTAACTGCTTCTATTCCAGCAAGTGTTGTCCCACAGACAACAACACCTAGCACCGCACCAACTGGTCGTGCTTGTCAGCACGGTCCAATGGTCAAGAGAGAAGGTTCTAGTGCTAAGGGTCCTTGGAAAGCTTTTATGTGCTCAACTCCAAAGGGAACTCCTGACCAGTGTGACCCAATATTCCTTCGCAGGAATGAGCCTGAATGGAGTACATTTTAGTCGATGAGAACCCTTGCCCGTGCTGTTGGTAGCGCGGACATCGGTGGTGAACCACTGCCTTCGGTGTTTCGAACTCTTGATAGCAATAAGATAATCTTTCGCAGGGCAGAAGTGTCTATGATTGCTGGCACCCCTGGTGCTGGTAAATCAACACTTGCCCTTGCGATAGCGTTGCGTACAAAAGTACCCACGCTGTATGTTAGTGCCGACACAAACGCGCATACAATGGCTATGCGCCTACTATCCATGATTACTGGCAAACCTCAATCAGAAGCAGAACAAATGCTTATTGATAAGGTCGATGAGTCACGGAAAATAATCAATGATTCTTCAGGGCATCTCTTCTGGTCTTTTGAGTCAGCACCAACGCTGGCTGATGTAGATCAAGAAGTGCTTGCTTTTGAAGAATTGTGGGGCTGTGCTCCTACTCTAATCATTATAGATAACCTTATGGATATCTCTAATGACGGGGGAGAAGAGTTTGCTGGCATGCGTTCCACAATAAAAGAGCTAAAATATCTCGCAAGAGATACTAACTCTGCTGTTCTCGTACTGCACCACACCAAAGAGTCGTACATGGGTAATCCATGTCAGCCACGTTCTGCTTTGCAGGGCATGGTTGCACAGTTACCCGCTCTGATTTGCACGGTAGGTTCCGATGCGCCAGGATATATAGCCATCGCGTCCGTAAAGAATCGATATGGCAAGGCAGACCCCTCTGGGGGTACGGCTCATTGGTTACAATTTAACCCTGAAATCATGGACGTATCCGATATCCCAGATAGGTCCTAAGTGTCCAGACCAATCTCAGAACTCAAACCGAGTTATGACAAAGCAATGGATATCCGTGGTAATCCAACCACGGTGTGCGTTTGTGGGAGTTTCGTATGGAATCTCAAGGTAGCCTTCGCAGAGGATAATACCATTGGGATGTATTTTCTAGATATGGAGTGTGCTGACTGTGGAACACAGGCAACCGCTCCAGTGGAGGAAACATGAAACTATCAACAGTAGCAACAATGTCCGCGATTGCAATATTTGCGGCAACCTTGCCCCACGGTGTGGGTGCGTGGCTCATAAAGACGATTCCTTTGAAACCAATATTTTTGGAAACAACGGAAGTCGCTCCATGTAGCCCCGAGGTAAAGGCTAAATCAATTGCAAAAGAAAAAGTATACAAAAAGTTTAGTAAGAATGCTAAAGCCGAATGGCAAGCACTTGCTAAATTATGGGGTAAAGAATCTGGTTGGAATTATCAAGCCAATAATCCTTACTCCTCGGCCTATGGTTTGGCTCAAGTATTGAACACACCAGAAGGCTCTACAATTCAATATCAAGTAAACAAGGGACTGGAATATATAGTGCACCGTTACGATAAACCTACGAATGCTTGGGCATTCTGGAAAAGGAACGGCTGGTACTAAATGTCAAGTAAGTCCAAGATCAAGGGTTCACAAGCAGAACGAGACGTAGTTAAATATCTACAAGAGTGGTTCCCGTATGCAGAAAGACGGCTTGCGGGAGCCACCTTGGATAAAGGTGACATCTCTGGTATCAATGGTGTCTGTATCGAGATTAAGAACCATGCTAAGTTGGACCTTGCTGGTTGGCTAACAGAATTAGAGATTGAAACCAAGAACTCAAAAGCTTGGACAGGGGCAGTAGTTCATAAGCGTAAAGGCAAAGGAGACCCTGCTGAATGGTATGCTACAATGCCTGTAGCAGTATGGGTGGAACTACTTAGGAAAGCGATAGATGGAAAAGCTTGATATATCAGTGATTTTAGAGTACTACGGCGCCCGTGTGCCAACACGACGTGGGTGGTTCTCTATGAAGTGTCCGTTCCATGACGATAGGCACAACAGTGCCTCAGCGACAAGAGACGAAAATGCTTTCTGTTGCTTTGCATGTCAGGTAAAGGGCGATGGGTATGCTATAATTATGGCCAAGGAAGGGGTGGGGTTCAATGAAGCAATCGATATCGCAAAAAGAATCTTTGACGAGAGCGGCAAAGTATTACCACAGCGCGTTGCCAGAGGCAGCGGATTATCTCGCAGAACGCGGAATAACGATGGAAGCAGCAACGAAAGCGGGCTTGGGCGTCGTATTAGATCCGCTGACAGGGCATGAAGCATATACGAATAGGCTCTGCATCCCTTACCTCACAAAGTCTGGTGTTGTTGACTTGCGTTTCAGGAGTCTCGGACACGAAGAGCCCAAGTATATGGGAATGGCTGGGGCTACGACACACTTGTAT